TACAGGTGTAATTGATGATACTTGGGGTGTAAATACCTTACTAGACCAAAACTTTTTAGCGCTTACATACAACAACCAAAACTCACCAAGTACATTCTGGACTATGGGAGAGCCAGAAGATACCGGTGGCACTCCTTCTGTATCTGTCAATGATATTTTAAGTTTGCAAAGTGTTAGCAATGTAGAGCTTACAAGCAACTCTCAACTGCTATTAAATAGCCTAGAAAGCGCTCAGTCAATATCAGAGGTAAACTTAGCAGAATCCACCGCATTACAAACCGACCAGATATCTAACCAACAATCACTAACAAACGTTTCTCTTGCTGTTCAAGGGGTGTTAAATGCTGATTCAATAGATAGTGTTCAAAGTGTTGGTGAGGCTTCGTTAGAGCAGGCGCACATTCTTTTTGTTGATGAAGTTACAAATACTCAAGGATTAACTGATGCTGATCTTGCTATTAATTACGGTTTGTCAGTAAATGAAATATCTCAAGGCCAGACGCTTTCTAATATAGACTTGTTGGTTGGTGATACCTTGATTATTCAACCAGTTGAACAGGTTCAAGCAATAAGCGAGCCGTTGTTAGCGCAAAAACATGTATTAGTAACAAGCTCATTGAGTCAAATTCAGTTTATAGGTAACGTTGTACTAAATGAAGAAGATCAGTCAATAGGCACAATAACGGCGGCTTTCAAAGAAAATCCTGTTGGTGTAAAATATAAACTTCTAAATATAACCGTAAAATTTAAGGAATAATCATGGCTAAAAGCATACCTGATTCAAATCTTGATGCTATGCTGTCTGTTGTAGAGGGTACGAATATTCATGTTTGTTCCGCTGAGCCTACGACATACACAGAAGCAACAGCAACATTTAATCTTGCCACTGACGCAGTTGGCTCGTACACAAAGGCTAACGGCACTCCAGACGGTCGACAAAACACACAGGCAGGAACAACAGGAACAAGTATTACCGGCACTGGTACGGCTACACACGTAGCAATCACGACAACTACTGGTAGCGTACTTGAGCTTGTTACAACTTGCACATCTCAAGCCTTAACATCTGGTGGAACTGTAGATATCGGTTCATTTGTTCACACATTGCGAGATCCAACATAATGACTAAATTAAAAGTAGAAGTAGTAGAGCCTAACGGTTTTATGGATGGCGCTATTAAGCGAGAAGAAGGCGATGTATTTACATCTGAAAATGGCGCTGAATACGTTCGTTTGGGTTGGTGCAAGAATTTTGAGACTGGCGAAACCGGCGAAAGAAAGCCAGGTTCACAGAAGATTGAAGTGCAAAACCTAGTTACGAAATTGAATCCGTAAAATAAACGGAATACAAATTGTTAACCGAATAATATTCGATGCTGTCGCCGATGGTGTCGAATTAAATTCACCCTAAAGGGGTAATTATGGCAAAGCCAGAAAAAAATAAAGGTGGTAGACCTACCGAGTACGATGAGAAGTATAACGAACAAGCAAGAAAGCTGTGCTTAATGGGGTATACGGACAAACAGTTGGCTGACTTTTTTGAAGTTACTGAAACAACTCTAAATAACTGGAAGATAAAGCACCCAAAGTTTTTTGAGTCCTTAAAGGCTGGCAAGGAGTTTGCTGATATGGAAGTAACTGCAAGTTTATATCAGAGGGCAGTGGGTTACTCTCATAAAGAAACAAAGGTGTTTAATAACCAAGGCGAGATAGTTACTCATGATGTAACTAAAATTTATCCACCTGATCCATTATCGATTAAGTATTGGCTCAACAATAGGCAACCTGAAAGATGGCGCGAGAAGGTAGAGAGCGATAGCGCATCTGATGTAGAGGTTGGCAAGATACAAATAGAGGTTGTTGGTGCGAACTTTAACGATAAAGCCGACTAAGCCGCAAGCCGATTTTCATAATCTTACATGTAAGCACCCTGCTTTTGTCGGTGGATTCGGCACAGGAAAATCAGAAACAATGGCTAACCAAGCCTTTATGGATGCCTCCCACTCTTCTAGTGCGCTTATTGGGTTATATGAGCCTACGTATGACTTAGTTAGATTAATCATGGCTCCAAGAATGGAAGAAAAGCTAACTGATTACGGTATTCGTTATAAGTACAATAAGTCTGAAAACATAATTTATACCTCAAGCGGGCAGTTTGGGGATTTTATATTAAGAACTCTTGATAACCCCGCTCGCATTATCGGCTATGAAACTTATAGGTCACACGTTGATGAAATAGACACGCTAAAAGAAGAAAAAGCGCTAGAGGCATGGATAAAAATTATTGCGCGTAATCGACAATCACCAAAAGGTATAGAAAACCCATTCAACAGGGTTAGTGCATATTCAACACCAGAAGGGTTCAGGTTCTTATACAAATATTGGAAGAAAGAACCGCGCGAAGGCTACGAGATGATTCAAGCATCAACACTAAGCAATCCATTCCTTCCAAGCGATTACGTTGATACTCTGAAAGAGACATACCCTAGCCAACTTATCGAAGCATATATAAACGGTGATTTCGTAAACCTCACAAGCGGCACTGTTTATCACGAATTCGATAGAGACAAACACAACACTGATAGAGAATGGAACGGACGAGAGCCTTTACATATAGGTATGGATTTTAACGTTTGTAACATGAGCGCTATTGCTTCAGTGATTGATAAGAACAACGTATATGATGTTGATGAAATTGTGGGCGCCTATGACACACCAAACATGATTAACATTATCAAAGAGCGCTACCAGAATTGCCAAATAAACATATATCCAGATGCCAGCGGCAAAAACAGAAACGCACAAGGCGCAAGTGAATCTTCTATTCAATTATTAAGGCAAGCAGGCTTTAATGTTTACGCACCAAACAAAAACCCGTTTGTTAAAGATAGAGTCTTGGCAATGAACACAAGTTTTTCTAAAGGCTTCCACTATGTTAATATTAGCAAGTGCCCGACTCACGCCAGCAACTTAGAACAACAGGTCTATAACCAAGCAGGCGAGCCAGATAAAACGGCAGGCAACGACCATACAAACGACGCAAACGGATATTTAATTAGTTACAAGTACCCAGTGGTGAAGCCACAAGTGAGACAAACAAGGCTTATATAATGAGTGTAACCACTACAAGACAAGAATATGATGATCTATTAATTGACGTTAAGCGCAATCGTGACGCTGTAGCTGGTGAGCGCAGAATAAAAGAAGAAACCACTGAGTACTTGCCGCCATTGTCTAGCATGACTTGCGGTTTTGAAGAGTTGGAAAACGGCAACCAGCAAATACGCAAGTACCATGGTCTGTCGCCAGAGGGCAGAGCGTCATATAATAAATACTTATCTCTTGCTTATTTCTACGGCGCTACAGGTCGAACCGTTGACGGTCTAACTGGTTTGATATTCTCAAAAGAGCCAGTCAAAGAACTCCCAGCAAACGTAGAATATCTTGATACTAACGCTGACGGAAAGCAAACATCACTACGCAAACTAGCCCAAACAGCATGCACAGAGGCTTTTATTTCGCCTCAATCTGCTGTACTTGTAGACTTCCCAAAAGTAGAAGGGCAAATGTCTGTAGCCCAAATGGAAGCAAGTAACGCTAGACCGAAGATTCTGCATTACCCTTTCGAGTCTATCATTAACTGGTTTTACGATGTTGTTAATAACGAATTAAAGCTGACGTTTGTTGTGCTAATGGAAGAGGTGACAGTTAGAAAAGAATTTGAAGTTGTTAGCGAAAAACGATATAGAGTTTTAGAGCTAATCGATGGCGTTTATCATCAAGGTGTATTCAAAGAAAACGGTGATATTGTCGTAAAGACAATGCCGGTACTGGTAAACGGTCAAACATCTGACGAAATCCCATTCTACTTCATTCGTGTTGGCGCTGAAATGAAATCAGTAATCAACGACTTGGTAGACGCTAACCTAAACCATTATAGATTCTTTGCTGACTATGCAGCTAAAGAGCACGCTTCTGCATTTCCTATTTATTACGAAACAGGTGTTCAGGGCAATGATAACAATGTAATGATTGGCCCAGGCTCTAAATGGTCAACCGCTGTCACAGATGCACAGTTTGGTGTATTGCAAACAGAATCAGACGGCGGCTCGATGCGTACCTATCTTGTGGATATGGAACAACGTATGGCTGCTCTTGGTGCTGAAATGCTAAAGCCAAGAATAGCAAACGCTGAATCAGCTGAAGCTAAGTCATTAGACCAAGTTGCACAGAACTCAACTACAGCTAATGTGGCAACAAATGTCAGTGAGGCATTTACAAAGGCAATTAACTTCTGTTCTCGATGGTTAGGCGGCCAAGAGGATGCGATTTACTCACTGAACACTGATTACAATCCAGCAGGCATGACAGCACAGCAATTAACGTCGTTGGTCGCAGCTTGGCAGGGTGGCGCTATCAGTTACGAAACATTCTGGCAAAACTTACAAAAAGGTGAGATTGGCTCCGCTGATATCACAGCGCAAGAAGAACAGGCTAGAATCAATCAAGACGATGTTAGCCTAGAATGACGGACTTATTAATACAAGGCGCTGGCAGACACTCGGTTTATGTGCAGAGATATGCTGGCTACCTTGCTAACCTGTTTGATCCATACACCGATCAATTAATACGTGAACTAAAAGTATTAATGTCAGACATGCCGGAAACTACCCAGAACTTACGCAGAATCAATAAGCTCATTTCTGATTACCGTAAATCACAATTGTTAATCTATGGCGAGTACAACGATTCTGTGTTGCTTGCAGAGTTTCCTGACTTTGCGATAGAAGAAGCGGAGTTTGCGGCTAATGCTATAGCTAACGTTGTTCAGACTCCAGACTTTGAAACGACCGTTCCAACACCACAGCAAGTCATTAGTGCTGTTAATTCTAGTTTGATGGTGTTTGAGGTTGGAGATCAAGTATTTAACTTAGAAGATTACATACGCAATGTTGAGGCGGCACAGGCTAAAAAGGTTGGTGATATCATCCGCACAGGATATGTTACTGGGCAGACTTCACAGCAAATAGTTTCTACCATAGCAGGACGCAACGGTTACTTGAGAAACCAAAACACCAAACTAATCAAAACAATGGTAAGAACTGCAACTAATCACGTATCGAACGAAGCAAGAACAGAACTATACAAAGCTAATGATGATATCGTGATTGGATATGAGATTGTCGCCACGTTAGATAGTCGCACATCAAACATATGTAAAGGATATGACGGGCTAGTAGTGAAGAAAAACGACTCACCAAAGCCTAGACCACCTTTTCATCCTAATTGCAGGAGCGCCACAGCTCCAGTAGTAGACCAGCGATACAGGCTAGACGATGAAACAGCAACACGAGCATCTAGAGGCGTAGAAGGCGGCCAACAAGTAAGCGCGGACAGTACTTATTACTCATGGTTGAAGAATCAAGGACAACAAGGACCTAAAGGCCGAGCATTTGTCGAAGATATTCTAGGGAAAGAAAGGGCTGCACTATTTCTTGATGGTGGATTATCTGTTGAGCGGTTTAAAAGGCTTACTCTTGATGAACAATTTCAGCCTATACCTTTATCTGAATTAAGAAAGAAGCGCTCACTGCAATTAGCATTTGATAATATTTAACCGGATAAAACCAACGAGAACCCGATCAAGGTTAGAAGCGTTAAGGTAATAGCTTCCAAAAATTCACAGACTACCTCTAAAAAACGACCATTAGCAGCAGTTGGATAGAACACATACCCAAATACCAACAAAAGGATGATAAGCCCAATATAAAACATCATTTACGCTCCAGAATATCTATTTCAATATCAATTGTTAACCCTTGCTCGCTGTCACTGCCAACATGAGTCCTGTACCATCTGAGCGAATAGCCGATATGTTCACAGAATTCTTTTAGCGTGTAGCCTTTGTTTCTAATTAGTCTTGTTTGTTTAATCATGCTTGCTCCTCATGTCTATTTTTCTAAAAATAATTTCGCTACCCACTGATAATACAAGCGTGTTTGAGTCGGTAATTTGCAGTATTCCACAAAATTCGTAAGCTTCACACCTAGTAGAAATTACCTCTACCTCTATATCGCACAGTTCGCCATGAAAGGACAACTCAGCCAGAGACTCAAACACATGCTCTGGGATGTCAGTGTAGACAACTTTAAACGTTACAGATGGAAACACACCCTTGTCATCAATTTCATACTGAAGTTTTTCACAGAGAATATGTAAAT